CTCGAAGAGGATATTAACCGAGATAGATTTGCTACCTTAATTTTTAGAATAAAAGATTGGAAATTTAAAAAGTATGAAAAATCATATTCAAAGGATAATGATGAAATAGGTATTGAAATAACAGATTAATATTTAATCCGATTCAATCGAAAATTGAAAAGCATTGAGGGATTATAAGCCGAAAGGTTTGTAGTCCCTTTTTTATTATGCAAAAAGAACCTAAAAAAGAATTTAAGTTTATCAGCTTCCTAGATGAGAAGTCCCTGGCCAAGCTCAATGAAATCGCTAAGAAGGGTGGGATTAAATATATAAAGAAGCATACCAAGAAGCCGGTGGGGGAAAAAATAAACTATGATAAGTTAATGAGGCAGGGCTCAAGAGATAGAATATGAGAAGAAGGTATAATAAATTGATTTTAGTTTATAAAAAAAGAGAATGTGAAATATATGATAAGAATTTAATAGAAGCCGTTGAAAGTTATTCGGATTTTATTGATATAATAGAAAATTCAAGCGGTGATGGATATTTGGCTATTCTTTCTAAACAGAAATATGTAAAAAGGGAATTAATACTATCTAAACTTATTGATGCAAAGAAAGATTGTGAATGGCACCTGAGGAAAATAAAAAGTATAAGCCGTAAATATACCGGATATTATGAAGATGATAAACCCAGTGGTATAAAAAAATAGAACTTGACATCATATGCACAAATGGTTTAGAATGTGTAAGATAGGCGAGAGCCGTCAAGAGATATAAAAAAGTAAATGCGTGCGAGTGCTACTTTATATGACGGCCGGTAAGGAACTAAATCCAAGTTGATTTAGAGGTACAATCTCCGGCTTTATAAATTATAAGAGTCTCTTTTCAGGGGCTCTTTTTTTATGCCTAAAATTATGAAAGAGAAAATAAGTTTTATTGCAGCGTTAAATAATACTACAGCAATAAAAATTGATGGTGAAGGTGAAAGCAAGGTAACGTTTCAGATTCCTTTATCAGAGATTACAAGCGTTATTAAATTAATAAAAAAAGTTGGACAAACATTTAGGGTAGTGATTGAAGATGAATGAAAAAGTTTCGTTTAAAAACGAAAAAAAAACGAAAACAAATACAAGACCGCAAGCATTTAAAAAAGGTGATCCAGGTGGTCCAGGAAGGCCAAAGGGTTCAATAAGTGAAGTAACAAAATTCAAAGAAGCTATTAAGATATTTGAAAAAGAGCAGCAGAAGTCTATTTACAAGATTCTTTTAAATAAAGCACTTTTAAATCCGCAGGTTTTAATTGCAGTTTTTAAGGCATTGATTCCACAGCAAACTGAATCAAGTATAAAAGTTGAGAATATCGGCCGGCCTTACAAAGATTTATCTGATGAGGAGTTAATAATAAAAGCAAATGAAATCTTTAACCGAACAACAACATCAGGAAGTAGAAGAGATATTAGCAGAGCGTGAGAAAAGAGAAGCTGAAAACTCCTTATTTTATTTTGGAAAGTATATCCTTGGATTTGAACAGTTTGATGAGAACGTACACCGGGAGTGGGAATTTTTCCTAAAGGGTGGAAAAAGGCTTAAACTTGTCCTGATCCCACGAGGGTATTTTAAGAGTAGTTTTTTTACAATTTCCTATCCGCTCCAACAGTTATGTCTTGATAATCGTAAGAGATTTCTTATCACAAATGCGGTATTTGATAATGCTAAGACATTTTTAGGCTCGATTAAGCAGCAAGTTGAACAGAATCCAAAACTTAAATGGTGGGGGCTTGAGCAGGGCGATTCGTGGTCATCAGAGGAACTCACATTAAAAAGAGATTCAATTCATAAAGAGCCGTCAGTCTCAATCGCAGGAGTAGGCAGCCAACTTCCCAGCCAGCATTATGATGTTATAATCTGGGATGACTTGGTCAATGATAAGAATATTACGTCAAAAGAATATATTGATAAAGTTATAAATTGGTGGAAAAACTCGCTTAACTTACTTGACCCAGGGGGCCTTGGAATAATAGTAGGCACACTCTGGCATTATCGGGATTTGTATCAATATGTCATTAAAAATTTAGCCGAGCATTTTGATATCATAATAAAGAAAGCAACAGCAGATGACGGAAGTATTTACTTTGAGTCCCGGTTTCCGAAAGAAGAACTTAAAAGACTTAAAAAGCTTTTAGGCCCATATATATATAACTTGCAGTACCAGAATGAGCTCACTGATCCAGAAGATGCAATATTTAAACTTGATTGGATACAGAAGTATAGCGAGCTTCCGAAACCAACCAGGACTTTTATGACAGTTGACCCCGCACTGTCAACAGATCCAACAGCAGATTACAGCGTCATTATGATTTGTGCAGTAGATGCAGAAAACAATCTTTATGTAGTGGACTATTTCAGGGACAGGGTAGAACCTAAAGACTTGATTGATAAGATATTTGAAAAGGCAGCCGAGCATAATCCAGTAAAAATCGGAATTGAAACTATAGCATTTCAAAGAGTCTTAAAATTCTGGCTTGAAGACAAAATGAGGGAAAAGGGAAAGTTCCTGCCTTTAGAGGAACTTAAGACTTCTGACAGGGCTAAGCCTGACAGAATACTTGCTCTGCAGCCAAGATTTAGCGCAAAGACTGTTTACATTAAACCCTGGATGGCTGACCTTGAAGATGAGCTAATAAGATTCCGGTATCCAGAGTCAAATCAGTTGCACGATGACCTGATTGACGCTCTGGCTTACCAGCTTGAGATTATATATAAACCTTTAGTTACGCAAGAGAAGAAACTTGTTTATATGTCTCCAGCGTGGTATGAGGATAAGTTTGGCAGTAAACCAGAAGAGTCTAATATTGCAAACCCACATGTTTATAAGTAGGAGATTAAATGAATATAGCAGAGTCAAGGTTACAATGTGATTTTTGTGCCAATGTTATACATGAAGAAGTAAACTATCTTAATAATATTGTAATAGGGGTTTATGATTGTAGTCCTGTATTTTACTTAGGCAAAAGACTTATTGCCTGTCCTGAATGTGTCAAAAATATAAAAATTGGAAAACCGATAAGAGAGTCTATATGAGATTTAATTTTATCTGCAAAAAATGCAGAAGAGTATTTGAAAAAAATGTTCCAGCCAGACAGAAATCAATCTCGTGTCCTTATTGTAAAAGTAAAGCTAAGAAAATGTTTCATGCAACGACTAATTTTTATATCCCTCCCTATTTTCACACGTCAAGAAGCGATATTTTTAGCGACAGTGAATGGAAGGATTTAAAAAGAAATCCAAATATTGAAAGGGCTAGATAATGGAAAAATCAAAAGCATTAAGAACAAGACTTCAGGCTGCAATCAACAGTCAGAAGATAAGAATGACTGAGGCCGAAGATTATATAAATTTCCTCAAAGGCAAGCAGTACACAAAAAAGCCTAAAAAAGATGAGGCAACATTTAATATATGTCATACTACTGTCCAGGCAATTTTAAACTCAATACTGAGAGGAAATTCCCATATTTATACTGAGCCACTAACCAGTGATGCAGTAGAAACTTATCAACTTGTTGAGAAAGTTATTAACCAGTACTGGACAAAGCTAAAAGTTAAATATCAGCTTGAGTTTAGCGTAATAGATTATGCAGGTTTGGGACTTGGAGTAAGTTATGTTGATTGGGATTTCAGGTTAAATGAAGAGGGTAAAATTATAAATGATGATCCTTTTGTCCTGCATATTCCATATTCTGATTTCCTGATTGACCCTGAGGCAACAGTTGAAGAGATTATGGAAGCTAAATACATGATAAGAAAATACTACAAGCCGACTAAGGAACTAAAAGCTGATCCAAGGTATAAACATACAAGGAATGTTACAGGGGATAAGAAACTTAAAGAAGATATCACAAAGGAAAAAAGTGATGATATCCAGAGAACTACCTTGTATCAGATATGGGTACCGGAAGACCAGGCAAGCTATGTTATGAGGGAAAGCTCTGATGATATCCTGCGTGAGGTAGAAAATAAGTTTGGCCGAGAGTATCCATTTGTTTTGCTTCAAAATTATAAAATGCCTGGAGAGTTGTTCCCATATGGTGAAGTTAAAATACTCTATGAACCGCAGAAAATACTTAACAGAATATTTTCACTGATTTTAACTCATGCAAGGCGTGTATCAACCCGGCAGTATGCTATAAATGATATGATAGATATTACAGAAGCAAGAAAGCTAAAAGATGCAGAAGACGGAGAAATACTAAAAGTTGAAGGCAACGCAAAAGCGTCCGACGTGATATCTCCAATTATGGATGCGCCACTCTCAGTTGATGTTTACAGAGCTTATGAGCTTATAAACAGCGCAATAGTCCAGCTTACCTCAATATCAGAATACAGACGCAGCTCAATGCCAAGAGAGCAGAGGAAAGCAACTGAAGCGGTATATATTGAGCAGGGAACAGAGATGAGTACAAATTCAAAAGCAGAAGATGTTGCCGAACACTGCGAGGAGATAGCAAAGAAATTATTTACACTACTTACCAATGAGAACAATAAAGAAAGTAAGGAAATTACTTACAAAGATGAGAAAAGCGGGCAGTGGGTGAGCACGGCCTATAACGGATCTTCATTTCCTGGAAAGTATTCGTTCAGATGGGAGTCGGGAGTAGAAGCTCCTATAAACCAGTCGACAAGATATCAGAAAGCAATTGCACTTCTAAATACAATATCGGCTGTTGTAGGAGCAAATCCGCAACTGATGGCCTCTATCAACTGGACAGAACTATTGCGTTCAACTCTGGCTGATTCTGATACAAAAAACGCAGAAAAGATTTTAACACCTGAAGTACAGCCAGGAATGGAACTGGGAATGGAAGGAATGACACCGGAGGGGGCAGGAATGCCACCTGAAATACCACAGGAAGGATACTAATGCCGGCTAAACTGGAAAGAGAATTAAGAGCAGAAGTTAA